CGAAGGATTTAGCAAAATGACAGAAGCTGATATCCTTGCAACAACATACGAAGATACCGTGACCGTTTACAGAGCTTTCAAAGATACCCTTCCGGGTGGAGAAAGCGTTTTTAAAAGCGGTCTGGATGGAAAAGTTGTGTATGAAGATGTGGAATGCGCATTGTCTACACATACAGGTGGAAAGCTGCAGCAATCGAAATCTACTGCGAAGACGGAAACAACTTTTTGTCTGTTTACCCGTCCGGAAGTTGATATCCAGACCAATGATTTCCTTGTGATCACGCACTTTGGAAAGAAAATTGAAGCGGTTGCAGGTTTTCCTGAGTGCATGAAGTCTCATAATAATATCCCGGTCAAGTTGGACAAGGAAACTGTTTAATACTGAGTATAAGCTGGAGGGGCTGGAAGAATGGGAGAAACGACTCTCACAAGCCATAGAGAGCCAGTACCCGGCTGAGTTCCGGGAGATGGTTATTGATTTGGCGGTTCAGCTTCAGGGAAAGGTCAAGGATAACACTCCGGTTAAGACTGGATACTTGCGGAATGAGTGGCACGTTGGGAGTATAGAAAAGCGAGGCAATGAATATTACATCGAGGTCTATAACAACGTGGAGTATGTCGAGCCGGTGGAATATGGACACCAGACAAGAGGTGGAAAGGGCTTTGTAAAAGGAGCCCACATGATGGAGCTTTCCCTTCAGGAAGTGCAGAAACACCTTCCCGGTTATCTCCGGGAGTGGATGAATGACTTCCTGAATACTCATGAACTTTAGGAGGTGGACTATGGAACATCCGATTATTCAGATAAAAAATGCAATCACAGCATTGCTGAAAGGGATTGATCCGGATACCGATGTCTTTTACGAGGAAATAAAAGGCACGGAAGAAAAGCATGGGCTTGATGAACCAGAAACCTATTACTTCGTAGATATCATCCCGAATGGGAACGAGACAGTCGACAGATTTTTTACGGATATGGGAGTGTTGGTTGATATTGCTTACCACGAGAAAAGCGAGAGCAATACCGCCTATTTGATTAAAGGGGCAGAGATTGATGCGGTTGTCCGACCGGTGTTCAGTTTTGGAGACAGGAACATAACCATCAATGATGCCAATATGAAAGTATCAGACCATGTGCTGCATTACAGTTTTACCATAAACTTCCGTCAGGCACGGGAGCAGACGAATGAGTTTGAACCGATGGGAGAGCTGGAAGTGGCTATTAGAAAAGGAGTGTGATTTAAATGAGTTTAGGATTACCGAGTTTTAGCATGATTTTCAGTGGAAAAGCAGTGTCTGCCATTGAAAGAAGTGCAAGGGGTATCGTTGCCATGATTCTCACGGACGGTACCGAAGGTGGAAAAGACTTGAATATTTACAAGAAGGTGGATGAGGTTGATTTTCAGAACTGGACAGAGCAGAACTACAACTATTTGAAGCTGGTGTTCGCTGGAGCTCCGTCTACTGTCATTACAATCCGCAGAGCAGAAAATGCAGAAGGGTACAATGCTGAACTTAAGAAGCTGAAAGATCTGAAATGGAACTACCTTACCATTCCCGGTCTTGGTTCTACTGATACAACAACAATCTCAGCGTGGATCAAGCAGTACCGTGATGATGAGAGAAAGACCTTCAAGGCGGTTCTGGCACACTGTAAGGGAGATCATGAAGGAATCATCAATCTCACAACAGAGAATATCTCCACGACCATTACCGGCGCAAAGCATACTGCAGCTGAGTATTGTGCGAGAATTGCCGGGGTACTTGCAGGGCTTTCCCTTGCAAGAAGCAGCACATATTATGTATTGGACGATATTTCTGAAGCAGAAACTCCGGACGATCCGGATGATCGTATCAATGCTGGTGAGATGGTCATTGTCTTTGATGGAAGGAAGTACAAGATTGGGCGAGGCGTGAACAGCCTTGTCAGTTTCACGACAGAAAAGACAGAGGATGTCCGTTTTATCAAGATTGTAGAAGGAATGGACTTATACATGGATGACATCAGGGAAACCTATGAGGAAAGCTATGTCGGCAAGATCATCAATGACTACGATGGAAAGCAGATGTTCGTGGCTGCCATTGGTGCTTACCACAAAGGGTTACTCGGCAATGTGCTGGATAAATCCTATGATAATGTGGTGGCGATTGATATCGATGCACAGCGTACTTATCTGGAGAGCAGAGGAATGGATACTTCCGAGATGGATGATATTGCAGTTGCTAAAGCTAACACCGGAACAAAGGTATTTATCGCTAGCAATGTAAAGTTTGTAAACGCAATGGAAGATCTGAAAATGAATGTCAATATGTAGGAGGTAAACGGATATGGAAGTTATCAGAGGTAATAAGACTCTCTCCGGAACATGGGGAGAACTCTGGATCAACGGAGAGAAGATTTTTGAATTCTCCAAAATTGAAATGAAAGTAACTGCTAACCGTGAGGATGTGCAGCTGGGAATTGATGTGGACAGCAAGATTACCGGTCTGAAGGGCGAAGGTTCTTATACCGTGAAAAAGGTATATACCAGAGCAAAGGAAATCTTGGAGAACTGGAAAAAGGGCATGGATGTCCGTGCAGAGGTTATTGCGAAGCTGGCAGATCCTGATGCTGTTGGAGGTCAGATCGAACGCTGGGCTTGTGATAATGTATGGCACAATGAGATTCCGGTTGTGAACTGGGAGAAGGGTGGAATTATCGAGGAAGAAGTTTCTATCGGATTCACACCTTCTGATCTGCAGAACTTAGATGCTGTTGCGTAGGAGGTTGCTATGGAAAAAAATAAAGATGATATTTTCAAAGCCTTTACAGCGAAGGCTGTTCAGAGATTAAAGGATAAGAAGGTTACAAAGTACGAGACTTTATATGTTCCGAGCATTGACCAGAACATCAAGATCCGGAACTTGAACTATCCGGAAATTGTGGAATGCACGGAGATTGACGATAAGCAAGATCCGAACGCATCTGATAAGTATTGTATTTATCTGGCAGTTGTTGAGCCTGATTTAAAGGCGGTCGCAATGGAATTAAAGGATCAGGGCGAGATTAAGACCTATCCGGAAGTGGTTGATATTTTCGAGATGAGTGAGATTACATCCATTGCTACGGAAATTATGAAATTGTCCGGTGTGATCGGAAGTAAAAAAGTGACGGTTGTTGAAGAACAAAAAAACTCATAGACCAAGACGGTGAGTGTTATTTCCTGCATTATTATATTCAAAAAGGCTTCAAGCTGGAGTATCTGCTCCAGCTTGGGGTGGAAGAAAAATGTTTCTATTATGCATCGATGTTAAAGAGCATTGAAGAACGTGAGCAGCTGTTTTCGGGAGGTGGAGGTGGCTAAATGAGTGTTGTAGGCAGTATTTCCATCCGGGATAATGCCAGTTCTGTGCTAAAGAGCATCCGACAAGAACAGACCGCCCTCCGGAAAGATGCAGCTGAAACGAGGAAAGAGCTGCAGCGTGCTTGGGATAAAACTTACACTGCTAAGATCAATACCGAATCGGCAACAAGAAAGACGGATGGACTAACCGGAAAGGTAAAGCAGTTAGGAAAAACAGTAATATCCCCAGTCATTAAGGCGAAGGATGCAGCCAGTGCGACAATAACAAAAGTCAGCAATGGAATTAAGACGGTTGGAAAAAAGGTGGCAACTCCGGTCATTAAGATAAAGGATTCTGCCACATCAAAAGTAAAATCAATAAAAAATGCATTAACGGGGGTGGCGAAAAAAGTAACCACACCCGTTATTAAATTGAAAGATGCAATCACTTCCAAAGCCACAAAGATAACTGGGAAGCTGAAAGCATTAGGGGGGAAGATTTTTTCTCCGATAGTAAAGCTGAAGGATGCCACAGCAAGTGGAATATCTTCTATCAGTGGCAAACTTAAGACCTTGGCAGCAACCGTGGCTATTCCGGTAACGATTGTAGCAACAGCGGTGGTCGGCGGTGCTGTAACGGAAGGAGCTGCACTGGAGCAGAGCATTGGTGGCGTGGAAACATTGTTCAAGGAGAATGCCAGTGTTGTTAAAGCCAATGCGGATGCAGCGTTTAAGACAGCCGGTCTATCTGCCAATGAGTATATGTCACAGGTCACAAGTTTTTCTGCATCACTTTTGAGCAGCTTGGGTGGTGATACCGCTAAGGCTGCAGAAGTTGCTGATATGGCTATGATTGACATGGCAGACAACGCAAATAAATTTGGTACCGACATGGAGTCTATCCAGAATGCGTATCAGGGATTTGCAAAGCAGAATTACACGATGCTGGATAATCTTAAGTTGGGATATGGCGGTACGCAGGAAGAAATGCAGAGACTGCTTCAGGATGCCAGCAAGATATCAGGTGTTAAGTATGATATCGGCAACTTGTCTGATGTTTACAGTGCTATTCATGTGATTCAGAATGAACTCGGAGTAACCGGAACAACCGCAAAAGAAGCCGGACAGACCTTTAGTGGTTCGTTCTCAGCGATGAAGGCAGCAGCAAAGAACCTTCTTGGAAATATGGCGATTGGCGGGGATGTAACCGGATCGATGGAACAGTTGGTGGATAGTGCGTCGACATTCTTATTCGATAATGCGGTTCCGATGATTGGACGTGTATTCTCATCACTGCCAAGCGTGGTTAAAACTGGGGTTAAAAAAGCGGTACCGAAAATCAAGACGCTTGGAAGAGATATAGTGGTCGGATTGAAGGACGGGCTTAAGGAAATGTTCCCTTCAATGGCTCCGGTAATCGAAAACGGATTCAATGCTGCCATTACAGCTGTACCGGAATTTATTTCAGGAATTAAGAGTGTGGTTTC